GCGATTGCGACGACTGCATCTCCCGGCATTGTTCAAATCGGCAAGGGCTTGGAGGTTGACGCAAATGGCGTGATTAACACGACTGACGCAGTTGGCTTCTTGAACCGCAGGGTTTTTGAAAACAACACATATTACGAAAAGGATTATGATTGGACGTTGCCGGAAGGAGTTGAGTATTTCCGTGTGACGGTTGTTGGCGGCGGCGGNACTGGTGGCGGCTGGTCGAATAACGCGAATGAAGGTTCTGGCGGCGCTGGTGGCGGCGGCGGTGCTTATTCTCGCGCAATGTTCTACGGCTACAAGTTTAAGGCTGGCGATGCGTTTAAGGTTCGCGTTGGCTGTTCAAACTACAAAGGATTAGGCGACGGAACTGAAAGTTATTTCCGTCTTGCAAGTAAGGCATCATCGTATCTTTACTGCGAGGGCGGCAAAGGCGGCGAAAGTGGCTATGTGCAAGGCAGTGAGAAGAAAGGCTTCACAAAGCCGGGCGACGGCGGTGTTGTGAAAACCGATGGCTTTGACGGCGCAGTAATGTTCAATCTTGACGCTATTTCCGGCGGCAATGGTTTGCCGGGACTAAGTGTTACGACGCCACATGGCGCAAAAACTGTTGGTGGCGCTGGCGGTAGTTCTTTCTTAGGTTCGGCTGGCGGCACTTTTCCTACCTCTGGTTATGGCACTGGCGCGGGTGGTGCTGGCGAAGCAAATAACTCAGGCGGTGGCGGCGGCGGCTACGTTGGTCGTGGCGGCGTTGTGATTATCGAGTGGTAAGCCAATGTCAGGTTGTCCTTTCATAGATGCTGTAATCATACAGGTCATCAAATGGCTGGCGTGAGTTGCAAGACTTGCGTTTACCTTGGGGAGAAGGTGACGAATTATCCTTCTCCTGTTTGGTTATGTCGGCGTAACCCTCCGTTCGCGGGGGGTTATGTCAATTCAGAACGGCGCGTGTTGAATGTTGATGTGACGCCGTTTCCTATTGTTGACGACACAAGTTGGTGTGGCGAACACCAATGGTTCGATAAGAAGGACTAATGGCGCAGTTAGATATTGACCAGTATGGTCGCAAAATCTTTGAACCAGATGGCAAGATACTTGCGCAATATCTGACCGACCGCGCGCATGTCAGTGTGATACGAGGGCCTATTGGTTCCGGCACGTCATCGTGTTCTTGTATCAAGATAGCGATGATTGCAGCAGAACAAGCGCCTAATCCGCTTGATGGCATAAGACGCAGCCGATGGGCTGTCATCCGCAATAGTTATCCAGCGTTGAGAAATACGACTGTTAAGACTTGGCTTGATTGGTTTGATGAACGCCTTTACGGGCGGTTCAATTGGGGCAAGCCAATGACCCACGTTATGAAGTGGGCTGATGTTGAGTGCGAGGTTTTGTTTCTGGCGCTTGATGATGAGACAGACATTGCCAAGCTTCGTTCGCTGGAATTGACGGGCGTATGGTTCAACGAGTTAGAGTTTATTCCTCACGCAATCTTTGACGAAGCGGAAAGTCGAACGGGTCGTTATCCCGCTTTGAAGGATGGCGGCCCAACATGGTCTGGCGTGATAGGCGACTTGAACGCGCCGAATGAAGACCATTGGCTAATGCAGATGACGCGAGAAGCACCATATCCAGATGAAGTGCCAGAAGAAGAAAGAACCTTTTGGCCTGATGATTGGTCATACTTTATTCAGCCGCCTGCATTGATTGAGGTATTGGGGCCAGACAACAAAAGTGTTGTGGACTATATCGACAACCCGAAAGCCGAAAACAAAAGATGGCTGGTCAATAATTTCTATTTAGAAAAAAGGCGGGGCAAATCCAAGCAATGGATTGATAGCCGTCTTATGAACCGCATAACATTTGTGGTTGATGGCGACCCTGTGTGGCCGATGTTTAGGAGAGAAACGCATGTTAGCCCGCGCCCTCTTGAATATAATCCTATGTATACTGTCGTTGTTTCTTTGGATTTTGGTCGTCGTCCATCAGCCCTTATCGGACAGGAAATTGCGAATAAACTCTATATCCTAAAAGAGTTTCGCATGTATGGCGTAGGCGCTACGACTTTCGCGCCAGCATTGAAGAGAATGTTAGACCAGACATTTCCCGGCGCTATGTATCGTTTTACGGGCGACCCAAAGGGAAGGGACAGAGGGCAGGCGGATGAAAACACGGCTTACGATGTATTTCGCGCTAATGGCATGTTGGTATCGCCTGCACCTGTTAAGAATAATAATATTCAAACAAGAATTATGGCTGTGGAACAAATCTTAAATGAGATGTGGAATGGTGGCCCGCGATTGCAAATTGACCCGACTGAATGTTCAACATTGGTTGCGGGCATGTCTGGTAAATACAGGATGCGCAAGCTTATGTTGGGTGAAGACCCAACTCCTGAGAAGGATAAGTATTCTGATATATGCGATTGCTTGCAGTATATGTGTTTATATCTTGGCAATGGCCGTGTTTTAAATGGCGCTAATTATAATGAAGGCCCCAAGTTTTTAAATGTCACGCGGGAAGACAGGTCGTTACGGAGATATGGAAATGTCAAACGCAGGGCAGGTGGAAAGTGATTGTGCGAATACTGAAAAGCCAAATCCGTATATCGTTATGCAAGCTTATGATACTTTGCCTTTTGAGTTACGAAACAGGATATGCAACGCATGTCTTGATTGGGACACTCAATCTATATTGAAAGCATATCGCAACAGATACTTTTCTTTGAAAGATATTGCTGAATTTATAGAGAGGAAAGAAAGGGAAATTCTTGACCGAGATATTTAGACGGCCAGAGGTTCTTGACCATTGGTTTGTTTGCTTTTCCAAAGATACGGTTAGCCCGATTTGGAAGCGCGTCTGTCCCGGCACATATAAGCACGTCAGCATTATGCGCTATTCAGCGCCAGCCGACACTTGGATTTATATCGACCTTAACTTTGCTGGCGTTGATGTTCTGGTTGGCCCCGGCGATACGGAGGTTATTGAGATAATCAGCAAGACGATGGGCGAGGTTGACGTTCTCAAATTCCCTATCAAGCGTCCGTCTCCTGTCATTATCCGACCGCTGTTTAATTGTGTGGCTTTCGTCAAACATGTCTTAGGGGTTAAGGCCCCGTTTGTTTTAACTCCCGACCAGCTATTTCATTATCTTTTGTCGAGAGACGCCGAATTATTTACGCCATAGCTGCGGTGCGTCGCGCCTCTAGCCTCGCTTGATTAGCCTGCCTGCAATTAGACTTGCAGGGGAATACCTATGGGCGGTGGGGGTGGTGGCGATAATGGCATGATGATGATGATGACCATCATGATGATGCAGCAAATGCAGCAAATGCAGCAACAGCAAATGCAGCAAATTAACGCGCAGCAAGACGCTAAAGCGCAGCAACAAGCCAAACAAGTTCAAGCTGACGTGCAGGCCAACACTTGGGATATGCTTCGTCAGTATGGTCAGAATAGTGCGCAAACATCAGCTAGCGGCGGGAATATGACCAACCCATCCGCCATGTCTTCTCCAAATGTTGGCACTGTTCCCACGACAAACCTTTCTGCGACGCCTCTTCTGACGCAGTTGGCAAGCAATCCGATGACTAGCACAGCGACGCCTGCAAGTTCTCCGGCGAAGAGTTAAGTCATGGATATTCGCCGTCCTGAGGACGAAGAAGAAGAACGCAACGAGAAGAAGCGTATTGAGAAGCTGGAACGGCTGACCAAGCGCAGGCTGACGCAGGCCCGGCGGCAGAAAGCGCCGTTCGAGTGGGACATGCTAGAAGGTTATACCTTTGCAGCGCCTCATCGTGCGCTGGTTGTTAATTCGACTGCCCCCAAGCCGGTTGGCAAGTGGAATGAAATTCAGACGGTTAATACGTCATTTGCCTTTGAAATGTGCGGTGACTTTCCGACTGTGATTATTAATACGTTCTGTCCTCAGACGCAGGCGTGGGTTATTCGGCAGCCATCAGCGCAAGTGCCGCCAGAACACAAACAGGATGTTGCGATTGCTTTAGCGCAATCAGACGACACTGTGTTCAAGTCTATTCAGTCGTCCAATTTTTATGGCGAGATAGGTAAAGCGTTTAATCCTGACTTGGCGTTGGGAACTGTGGCGCTATGGATTGACCATCCCCATGCTTGGAAGCCGCCAGTTGTGCAGGCTATTCCTATTCGTGAGTTGGAGATTAACACTGGCCCTAACGGCCAGATTGATGACCGCTTTGTGGTTCGTCATGTCCAATATCGTTATTTGCAAGATGTGTTAGGCGATTATGATATTCCAAAGCCTGTTCGTGAACGCGGCGAGAGTGACGAAAACATTAACTGCATTGTGGTATGGGGTTTCTGGCGTATCTACGAGGGTTCGACCGAAAAGTGGCAACATGTCATAACGGTCAACGGCCATTATTGTCATGACGCTGTTCTGAAAGGTGAGGGGTCTTGCCCGCTTGTTGTGGCGCGTTTCAATGCGACGCCAGATTGGGCTTGGGGTATTGGCCCATTAATGCAGGCTTTGCCTGACCTGCGCATTATTGACGAACTGACGTTTAAGAAGGTCAAGACGGTTGACCTTGCGTTAAACCCGCCAATTTCATTTCCAGATAGCAGCTTCACCAATATCGAAGAGGGTATTGAGGCTGGCATGGCTTACGCCATTAGGCCGGGCGAAGAAGGCGCTATCAAGAACTTGTATATGCCGCCAAGTTTAGACGCCGCGTTGTTCCTTACGAATGATTTGGAAACGCGCATTAAACGGTTGTTCTTTTTGGATTGGCCGCAGCAAGACGGCAAGACGCCTCCGACTGCGACGCAATGGCTGGATGAAATGACGCTTGCGCAGCGTCGTATTGGAACGCCGGGCTTGATATTCTGGCAAGAGTTTTGTGCTGGCACTTATCAGCGTTTCATTTACTTGCTGGAAAAATCTGGTGAAATTCCAAAGATTACGTTTGAGGATGAAGACGGCAAGAAACAGGCCGTAACACTTCTTCCGTATAATCCTGCATTACGTTCTGCGCAGCAAGAAGACGTGGCGTTGTTTGCCCGCTTTGCACAGATTGGCGCGTCTGCGTTTCCCGAAGAGTGGAAAATGTCTACCGATGGCGCTTCTACGTTGCAGAATATTGCAACCAAGATGGGCGTTGATGATTTGTGGAAACGCCGTGACCCAAAAATGATTGGTGCTGCGATAGCGCAAATGTCGCAGATGATGGGTGGCGCACAAGCAGGAGGCCCTGCAATGCCGCAGGGACAAGCGCCGTCAGCCGACATGGCCGGGCCAGATGCGGCGATGCCAAGACCGCGTTTGTCTGGCGGGGTTGGCGGCGCTTTCAATCCAAAACAAATGGCCTCTGCCGGGCCGCAAGTGGGGCCATTCGGTAAATGATACCTGACGATGTTGTGATTGAAGACTTGAAGCGATTGGGCGCGCATGGAGAGGCCGCGTCGCTTTGCCAATTCTTACTGAAAGAAATGATGACACTGACGCCGCCTAACTCAGAAGGCGGTGCGTTTTGGTGGCGCGAAGGTCGCCGTAGTTTGGCGGCAACACTCATTCAGTTGTTAGAATTGGAAGAATACAGGCATGACAGACGAAACGACGCAGCCGAACTTATCAGAGGCCGCAGCAACAACGTCAGAAACAACTCAGGGTCAATCCCAAGAA